ACCGTAATGCTGTCGCCGTACTTCAGGCCGCCAAAGTCGGCAGCGCGTGCAGTCAGCGTGTAGTCGGTGCTCAGCACCATGTCGCCGGAGATGATCTGGCTCGGCATGTCCAGAATCCCGAGCGCGGTCACGGCGCCAGCCGTGCAGCTGACGCCAAAATCATCGAGGAAGACGTTCAGATCTTCACTCAGCGCCATCGGCCTTCACCTTGCGTGCAGGCTTTGCCTTCGGCTCCTCAGCAGGTGCAGCCACGGCCCGGCCGATGCGCAGCAGCTCCGCAGCCACCTCGCCAGCCAGTTCGTAGACCTTGCCCTCCTCGAGGTGCTGCCCTTGAGCAGCGCAGGAGCGGGTGAGAAGTACCTTCATCAGAAAAAAAAGGGGGCCGGTTGCCCGGCCCCGTCTCCTATCAGGCGGTGGTGACGTCGAGGATGGCAGCGAAGCTCTCAGCGTGCCGCACGGCCACGTCGTACGTGATGATGCCGCGGACAGAGGTCAGAGCCTTGCTGAAGTCGTCCTGATCCTCACCCACGGTGATCTCGAGGCCGTTGCCCCAGAAGCCCACCATGGCCTGGCTGAAGTCGCCCATCAGCACAGCGGAGCAGACGCCGCTGGAGGTGCCCTTGGTCAGGTTGCTGGGAACCTGGTTGGTCACGCCGATGGGGTAGCCGTTGATCTGGGTGCCGGCAGGGCCGCGGCCGAGAGCGTTGGGAACGCTGTTGACCAGGAAGGGGCCGTCGCCGGTGGTGGAGCCACCAGCGCGCAGCTTCTTCAGAGCGCCCATCACCTTGGCGTTGGTGACATAGGCCACGGCGTCGCGGTTCACGGCGCCGTTGTCGATCATCACCTCAGTCTCGAGGTCGACCAGCTTCTCGAGGGTGATGGCGCCACCGTTGGTGCCCATCGCCACCGAGCCGATGCCGGAGGTCTGCATGATGCCGGTGGGCTGGCCGCTGGAGCCAGAACCGTTGAGGATGCCGAGATCGACAGCCAGGTTTAGGCCATCGGTCAGGTCACGGCGCACCAGCTCCTCGATGCCAGGGGTGCCCTGCAGCAGGGTCTGGCGGCTGTACTTGGACAGGGCGGCCAGGTTCTTGGGAGCCATGGTCACCTGATCGAAGGTGGACTCCGACTGGGTGATCGCGGTGGTCTGGGTGCTCAGGTAGTAGGTGTTAGCCACACCAGAGCGACGAGGCACAGCCACGTTGCCGACCAGGCCGGGCATGGTGCGCACGCCCAGGCTGAGCATCAGCGAGTTGTTCCGCAGATACTCGATGAAGTCATCGGCCAGCAGGTCGGTGGCCACCAGGTTGCCGCCGGTGGTGGCACCAGAGGTCACGTAGGTGGCGCGCTTGGCCAGAGCGGAGAAAGGCACGAAGAAGGAGCGCTCAGCGGTCTTGCTGACGCCAGACTTCTCCACCTCGCGGGACAGCTCGCGCACCAGGCCAGCCTCGCGGCTCGACCAGTCGCCGGTCAGGGCAGCGCGGATGCCGGCGGTGATGCTGTAGGCAGCGCGCTCCTGCGCAGCCATCTCAACGGGTGCCACGGTCTCGACGGGCTTGGCGCCGATCTTCTCGAGCACAGCAGCGCGAGCCTCATCGAGGCTGCGGCCACCCTCGATCAGCTGGCGGCCGAGATCAGCCATGCCGTGCTTCTCAGTCAGAGCAGTGATGCCGGAGATGCGGGCGCGCTCAGCTTTGGCAGCCTCAGCAGCCGCTTCAGCCCGCACCGCCGAGATGTCGGGGGTGTTTTCCATCGGAACCTCAGGTTCTGTTTCGGGGGTTGGTGATGCGGCTGGGGCCGCAGGATCAGTCTCAAGAGACCGACCCACACCCACAGTGGGGTCTGCAGGTATGCTAACCACGCTCACTTCGTACGGAGCCCAGCTGGTAGCGACAAAATCACCGCTGCCGCGTTGCTCCATTTCGTTGATCGCGTAGCCGAAGCTCACATTACGCAGTACGCCGTCGCGCACATCTGCAAGCACTTCTTGCGCGAACGCATTACGGCTGAACCGCACGTTCACATAGCCGCGCTTTTTCTTGCCATCGATCCAAGCGCGCTCCACAACGCCGATCACCTTGTTGGGATCGTGGTTGAACAGCAGCGGCGCAGAATCATTCAGGCGGCTGAGGTCAGCGCTGCGCTCATCATGAGACAGCACCTCATTGCCGAAGTAACGCGAAACCGGAAACTCAGAGCTGAAAGGAAACTCGATCGAACGCTCGTCATCGCTGACCGTGAAATCAGCTACCTCCGAGCGCTTCAGCAGCTGCCCTTCAAGATCACGCAATAGGTCCATCGGAATCCTCTGGATCGTCTTCCCCATTATCGTCATTCAGATCAGGGTCACCTGCAGGCTCAACATCCTCGGCCTGATCCTCCGCCACGTCACCGGCTTGCTGTGTGCCGGATGCGTTCACCTCATGCGGATCGGTGTCGAACATCAGGTCGAGCGCATCGGCCATCTCAAGCTCGGCAGCGCGCGCCATCAATAGCTCCTCAAGGTCGCCGCCCTGCTCAGCCACCACTTGGCCAAGCGTCTTGAAACCACAGCGCACGGCATCCTTATACGCCTGCACCTCCTTGGCCGGATCCACCCACGCCCAACCGCGCGGCATCCACCGCACCATGCGGTAACGCTCTGGGTTCGTCTCATAGGCCGGCAGGTTCAGCACACCGCTCAGCACAGCCATCTCGAGCCATGCTTCAAACACCGGCTGGTGGAAGTTTTCGATCAGGTACTGCTGCAGCGCACGCCAGTGGTCGCGATCCTCCAGCAGCGATAGCCGGCTTGAGCTGTAGTTGCTTTGGCTGAAGTCCCGTGAGATCGACTCATAGGAGCAGCCCACACCAGCCGCCATCGCGCGCAGCATCGCCCGCAGGAACGGCTCGAACTGCCCGTCAGGAGCATCGAGCTGCGGCACCGTCACCGACTCACCCGGCGCTAGGTACTTAAACACGCCCGGTTCGAAGTTGCTCACCCGCTCGCCGTCATAAACCTCATCGCCCTGCAGCTCACCCTCGTCGCTGGTGATGAACCCCATTAGCGCGCTCGAGGCCCGCGCGCGGATCACCTCGGCCTCCTCATAGCCCTGCAGGTGATGCAGCCGCTGGATCGCAGTCGCCAGCCACGGCACACCGCGGGTCTGGCCCGGTCGATCCATCAGATACAGGTGGATGATTTCATCGGCAGGCACCAGCTTGTGCCGTGGTCCCGGCTGCCCTTGGAACGGGCTGTCGCCGGGGTGCTTGTTTAGGAATGCGTACTGAACCGGCCGGCCCCACTTGTCACACTCGACGCCCATGCGCCACTCGTTGCCGTCCACCGTGCTCTTGCCGGTGTAGGTGTCATCAAGCAGGTCCGACTCGATCACCTCAAGCGCAAACGCCACACGGCTGCCGCCAAACGGTTGCCGCACCTTCCGAATAAACACCTCGCCCGACTCGCACATCGAGCCGACCACCAGCCGCTCCATGTCGTGCCAGCTGAGCCGGCCGCCCGTGTGGCAATACTGCTTCTTGCTCCACTCGCGCCAGGCCATCTCGATCGCGTCGTTCACCGGCTGATCCAGCCGGCCGCCGCCGCGTTGCATCCGCACCTGCGCCTGCAACTTGATGCCCGTGCCCACCACGTTGTTGCGCACTGCACGCACCGCCTGGCGCGCGTAGTCGTTGTCACGCACCAGCTGACGCGAGCGGTTGCGCAGCCGGGGCAGGCTGCCCTTGATCTCAGCGTCGGCTGAGGTGCTCTGCGTCACCCAGTCGCTGGTCAGTCGGCTGACCGTTGCGCCTTGGTACATCCGGCGCCGCGGCTGCTCAGGAGCGCCGCGCTGCAACCAGCCAAGGATCGAGGATCGGATGCCCATCAGAAGCGCACGAACAGGTTGTGGGGGTTGCCGAGACCGTTAGCCGCCAGTGCAGCAGCCTGCTCGCGCTTCACCTCGGCCTTCAGTTTGCCTTCCAACGCCAGCAAATCTGCCAGCTCATACTTCTTCAGGCTTCTGGCACCGATCTTGTATTCGGACACCGCACCGCCCGAGATGATCGCGCGGATCGCCGCCTGCACCGCATCCAGATCCTTCTGCGCCTGCGTGCGGCCATCGAACGCGCTCGGCTGGCCCGTGTAGTCCAACCCCGGCAGCACCGTCAGCTGGCCGGCGCCGATCGTTGTCACCGCACCGCCAACCGTGGCGGTCGCCACTGCCTGCCAATACCAAACATCGGCCACGAACCCATCGGTCGTCGCCTTCGCAATCGTGAACGTCCAGCCAGTCCCGCTCGGCGTGCCCGGCACCGTCACGCCCGCCACCGTCGCGCCTTGGTGGTTGTGGTTCGTGCGCAGGTAGTAAGTCAGCCCGTGGTTTGAGCCATCAATCGGATTGCCCAACGTGTCGCGGGTTGCTTCATCCCGCCACGTCACCGTGTCGCCAGCTCTGATTTGCGCAGGAATGTTCACGGCGCCTTACCACTGGGTTGCAAACGCCGGCGCTGCGGCTTTCCTCGATCTTAGCCGCGGCTTCTCGCCGCCAACAGCTGCGCTTTCCAGCCTTCTTTCCAGCTGATCCCAGATTGTTCGCCGGTCGTACCGCGAATACATCCGATTTAACGCCGCATAGGCGTACACCAAGCAATCCAGCGCCTCATTCCTTGCGCTTGGCTTCTTCACCCATTCCCTCACGGGAAATCCCTTGACGTACCGCAGCGCCTGCTTCTCAGCCGTCAACTGCTCGAAATACTCACCGCCCGTCTGCGCATGGAAGTGCAGGTAACCATCGCCGGGTTCGTTGTGCTTCAGCCGCCCGAACAGCGTTGTCTTGATCGTGTCGCTGCCCACCGGCCACACCTGCGCGCCGCGCTTCAGCGTCTGCCCCTTGGCGTTGATGTCCACCTTGCCCGGCTTGCCGATCGGCGGCTTGCCGCGCTGGCTCTGGCCCTTGATCGCAATCACGCCCACCGCCTGCCGCTCCCGCGCGTACTGGTACACCTCAGCCGTCGCGTGGCCGCCAGAGTCCACCGCCACCACATCCGCGCGCAACTTGCCGCCACCCGCGTGCTCCCATTCGTGCAGCACCAGCAGATCCAGCTGCTTCCACACCTCCGCTTTGCACGGGTCGCCCGCGATCTCTTGGTGATCGATCAGCCAGCCCTCCTCGCCACGGCCCCAGCCCCACACGCTCACCGCCAAGCGATCACCGGCCGAGCCGCCACCACCCTGCACGTCCACGCCGATCGTCACAGCCAGCGCACCATCAGGCAGCTGGCCAGCCGCATAAGGCTCACACCGCTGCAGCAGCGCATCCGCGCTCACCTTGCTTGCAAAGTCCTCCTCCCATGTCTCCGCCAGCCGCGTGTTTACAAAGCTCTTCAACATCGGCGCGTCCGACTTGGCCCGCAGGAAGTCATCCACCATGTCCGCCCAGCTCAGCCAGCCCAGCGGCGAATACAGCCCCGACAGCTGGAACCCTGCCGTCTTGCCATCGCTCGGCGCTGTCGCCCGCCACTCGCCCTGCCGCAACATCGCCGGCTTGTGGATCTCAGCGAACCGCTCGCCGCAGTGCTCACACTCATACGCCGCTGTCGCCGGGTCGTTCTTGTCCCACTTAAGCTGCGGCCACTTCAACCACTGCATTGCCCCACAGCTCGGGCACGGCACATAGAACCGCCGCTGATCGCTGCGCTGGAACTCCGCCTCGATCCGGCTGAAGTCCTTCACCGTTGGTGTGCTGGTCAGCAGGATCTTGCGCCGCGCAAACGTCGTCGCACGCTTCTCCGCCAGGCTCACCGGGTCGCCCTCGCCATCAACGTCCAGCGGAAAGGCGTCCACCTCATCGCAGAAGATGTAGCGGCACGGTGTCGAGCGCAGCCCCGTCGCGCTGTTGGCGCCCGTCAGCAGCATCATGCCGCCGGGGAACTCCTTCGAGAACATCGTGTTCCCAGAGTCTCGGCTGCGGCTCGGTGCGATCTTCTCAGCCAGGATTGGCGTCTCAGTGATCAGGCTCTCAAGACGCTGCTTGCTCAGCCTCTTCGCCATCTCCACAGTCGGCTGCACCAGCAGCATCGGCCCCGGTGCGTGCGCAATCACATAGCCCAGCCAGTTGCTGCCGCTCTCTGTCTTGCCCGTCTGCGCCGCAAACATCATCACCACCCGCTGCACCGTGCTGGTGGTGCTCAGGCAATCCATCGGCTCACGCAGGTATGGCGTCCGGTTAGTGCGCCACGGTCCAGGCTCCGCCGATGCCTTGCTGCTCAGCCGCCGGTGCGCATCCGCCCACTCACTCACCGTCAGCGGTGGCTCCGGCCGCAGCCCATCCATGAACGCATCGCGCCACACGGTCACAGCTCCACCTCCTGCAGCGCCAGCAGCGCATCACGATGCTCGTCGCTCAGCAGTTGGTGGATCACCGCAGGGTCAGTCTCACCTGCCAGCTGGTGGCTAAGCCGATCGGCCAAGTTCGACAGCGCCTCACGCACGCTGCGCCCAATCTGGAACGCCTGCTTCTTCACCTCCTCCGCCGGCACCAGCTCACGCCGCTGCTGCGCCACCTGCAGCTTCGACAACTCCGCCTGGTAATGCTCACGCCGCGCCCGGCTCTCATTCAGCTCCGGGATCGCATCATCCGGCAGCGCGTCGATTGCCTTGCGCAGATCACGCGGGCTCGCCGGTAGCTCCACCTCCACCGGATCCGCCACGCTCACCTTCGCGTTGTGCGTTGCCTTGGTGTTCCGGTTCCACAGCTCCAACGCCTGGTCGCGGTCCAGCCACCGCTTCCCGTCCTTCTCCACCACAGCTGCCGCAATGCGCGATCTGACCGCAGCAGTTACCGCAGCCTTCGAGCATCCTTTCAGTGCGGCAAACTCAGAAAACGTGACGAGCACTAGCGTTGTCGGCTCTAGCGTTCAGTTAACTCACCCTAGTTAACCGCTTAACTCTTGGGGGATCTATGGCCGTTTGTCTCACGCTGAGTCCCGTTTGAGACCGCTGAGATCTGACGCTAGATAAAGCGCGCGGTCTGCGATCACCCCCGACAGATCTGGGCGGAAGGACCCGTGAAATCCGTTGCGGCGCAAGGGATCTCAGCGAGCCGATGCCACAGCCTTCTCCAGGCTTGAGCGGAGGTAGCGACCGAAGCGGCGCTCAGCGATCTTGGTGCCGATGTCGTTGATCGGGAAGATCGGCCGATAGGTGGCTGAGGGCACGGCAACAAAGATCGGGACCAGCCTGCCTTTGGTGCCGCGCTGGTAGACGCCAGGTGGGCGGTTGCCACCGGCCGGGGTTCCGACGAACACCGAGCCCTTACCCGTGGTGCCGATCTTCGCTGAGAGGCGCCTGAGAGCGGCTAGAGAGACGTTCCCCTGTGCGTTGCGCCTCACCACAGCGGGGATGAGCTTCAAGCTGTCTGAGAGGCTTCCAGAGGCCTCTCCGAGGAACTTGGCCTCGAATGGCTTGGTGCCACGTCTGCCGCCCGTGATGTTGGCGCGCAGGTATGGCTCACGCTTGGCCTCGGGCAACACGGTTACCACCAGGTTGCGCTTGTTGCTCTTGTCCACCCGCCATGCGTTCTGGATGAACGGGGTGGGCTTGTCGAAGTAGGTGCGTGAGGCGCCCTTCAGTGCGGTGCGTGCGTCGAAGCCCACGCTGTTGAGCGCCTGGCTGATGGCGAAGGGGAGCTGCTTGGTCATGGTGTCGGTCCACCTGATGGCCTTGGGCAGCTCTGACTTGATGTCGAGGGTGAGGGTCGCCATGCGCCAAGGGTAGGCCCGAGGCAAGGGCGAGGCGATCGAAATCGGGTGAACCGGCGCTTGCCAACCTTCCAACTTCACCTACCTGCGCCCTATGTAGCCCTATTTCCCCTCCTCCCCCTCTCCCCTTTTACCCTTTATCTACTAGGTTAGAAGGTTAGAAAGGATAGAAGAAGGGGGATGGGGCAAGGGATTTGAGCTTGCTAACCTCATTTCAGAGGTTGGCAAAACACCCACTTTTGCCGACCTTCCAACGTTGTTCGCTTCTTTTGAAAGCCGAGATCACGCAAGAGGGTGGCCACCTGCATCTGGTCCGCTCGGGTCTGGCGTTCCACTGGTTTGCCGATCGCCTCGGTCAAAAGCAGCTCTGATGTGATCAGCCTGGCGGCATTGCGTGGGGCTCCCAGCCAGTCCTCGATGGCAGCCTTCCATGGGCTGTCAACCAGATAGCCGAGGTTCTCGATGTCCACCTGATCGGCCAGCTCGCGGGGTAGGTGGTTGGCCTCGCCGGCCCTGTAGGCCTGCACAGCAGCGGACCAGATGGCGTCACGCTCGAGCAGCAGCTCATCGACGGGGATCTGGCTGGGCACAGCCACAGGGATTACCCAGAAGCGACGGTTCCCGGTGTCATCAACTAGGAAGCCGGTGTCTCGGTTGGTGGAGCCGACGATGATCGATCGCCTGGGGTAGTCCTCGGTGCTGCGTGCGTATGGCGCGCGGAAGGTGTCGGTCTGCTGCGTCAGGAAGGCCTTGATCTGGCCAGCGTGCTTGCGGCCGGTGATGTGATCGAGCTCGGCCCACTCCATGATCCAGGAGCGGTGGAGCACCATCAGGTCATCGCGTGATGAGACATCGCGCAGGGCATCTGAGAACCAAAGGCCGCCGAGGTTGCGCCAGAAGGTGGACTTACCGCACCCCTGTGGACCCATGAGCACACAGGCTGAGTCGTGCTTGCAGCCGGGCTCAAACACGCGGCGCACAGCTGCGACGAGCGTGGCCTTCAGCATGGCGTCGTAAAGGCTGCCTGGTTGATCAGCAGGGCGTAGGTAGGCGGTTGCGAGGTGACCAATGTCGGTGGCTGGTACGTGATCGGCTACGTGCTCGAGGTATTCGCGGACCGGATCGAACGGGTTCTCGAGGGCAACCTTGTGGAGGGCATCTGCTGCAAGCTCCTTGGTGGCCTTGATGCCGTCTTCTGCGAGCTTGAGGTAAAAGTGCTCAATGAGCTCGATGGGCTGCAGGTCAAGCTCGATGCGCTGAGAGAAGACGTTCCAGCGAAGGGTGTCACCGAGTTGCTGACGTAGCAGGGTCATGAGCTCGTTTGAGTCGAGCTTGAGGAGCTTGTCGGGTTTGGCTGTAGCCTTTGCCGTGCTGCGCTCCTGTGGCTGGGACGTAGGCCGCTCGGCTGGAGACGGGCGGCTTTTTTCATGGCCAGCGAGGTGCGCGAGGGTGCCGAGGGAAACGCCGCCGGTTGTGGCGTTGAATGTGCGCCATTTGGCTTCGCAGACGCCGGGCTCGAACTTGCCGGATGCAGCGGACCAGCTGATCCAGTCGGACAGGAGGGAGTCATCACCGACGCTGTGGAGCGCCATGCCGACCTTGACCCAGGTGTCGTAGTCGTCTGCATCTGCTGCCGGGATGCGATTGAGGAAATCGCGCGCGCGGGTGCTGTCGGATTCGGGCAGGCGCAGCAGGGGTGCAGGGTCGGGCTTGTGGCGCTGCATCTGCTGCAGCAGGAGTGATGGAGCCTCTGCGATGGGCAGATCACCAGGCGCGCGACCTGTGAGCCAGCGGTAGGCGCCAGTGATGGGGTGAGCGCCTGCGACGACAGACTGACAGCCGGACCAGCGGAGCTCGAGCTGCTCGCCCTTGATTGAGCTGCGCAGCTTGGTGGTCTTGATGGTGGCCCAGAAGGGTTCGGGCACCTGGTAGATGATCTGTACGCGAGCATCACGGCCTGAGGTGACGGCCCAGGATTTTGGGAGATCGCGAAGGGGTGCGCCGATGTTCTCGAGCACCTCTGAGGCGCCGAGGCCATCGTGATCAACGAAGAGAAGGCCGCCGGATTGCGGGCCTGCGATCACACCAATGGCAACGGCACGGCCGGCGAGGATCTCGGCGGTGAGGTCATCGCGTGAGATGGGGTGCTTCTGCCATTCGGGCTGGTATGGGCGCTTGTCGTTGCCTACTGCGACGAGAGCCCATTCGGAGGGGAGTTGGGAGAGCTGCTGGAGGAGGGGGTGGCTGGACATTCATAGGACCTATGAGCCGTCAGAGTTTGGCGGGAAGGTTGGCGAGTTGGCAACCAACTGGTGCGCATCTGTAACCGACCGGGCGATGCCGGCGATGCCACCAGCGGCCTGAACGGCCTGCAGCCAGTGCTGTTGTGCGGGTGCGATGCGGCCTGTGGGTGTCTTCACCTCGATGCTGGTGAACACGGCGATCCGCTGGCCGACCATCTCAGGGGTCACCACCACCGTGCGCCAGCCGATCAGATCAGCGGAACCTCGAGCTAGGCCGAAGGTGACCAGGCGGCCGGTGCGTGGATCGGGCAGGCTGCCCACCTGATTGCGGAAGATGCGCGCATCGGGCCTGGTGCCGAGCGCCAAGCGGATCTGCTGCTGCAGGGTGGTCTCAACGTTGGCCACGATGCCCGGCACTGGTGGGCTCCATCATTGCCGGCGGGTGAAGTATTTGCAGGCGATGGCACCTAATGGGATGGGCTTCTGCCAACGGCCGGTCATCTGCTTGGCTTTGGAGCAGCAATGGCGTTGAATCTGCACGAAGGGGCGCGGAACGTAGAAGGTGCAGTCGTTGCAGCGTGCGTTGATCGATGGATCTGCGAAATGTGCCTGGCCTGGGTAGGTGTAGTCATTCATCGCCTGCTCCTTGCTTGATGGATGCGGTATGCCCAGCCGGGTGAGTAGCCGCGGTTTTTAGCAACCATCAGCAGCTCCGCCAGGGTGCGAGCGCGGCCGACTTCAGTGCGGCGTGCGTGGCGCTCCTCGAACTCGAGCACTTTGGCAGTGCGCTTCAGCTCGCGCAGCTCGCCATCGACCTGGCGCAGCGCGCGAGTGGCCTGGGGGGCGCACTGTGCGCCACAGCAGGGGCAGATCGGTTGTGGTGCAAATGCCGCAAAGCACACCTCACATGTGCGAATGCACGGTGCTGCGCCACCAGCTCGGCTGCGCTTGAGGCGATCGTCTAGCGACCAGTCGCGGTGATCATCGGGGAAGCCATGCCGGTGAACGTTGCCAACGTGGTCGAGGATGATCGCGGCATCCTTGCCAGCTGCTGGGCGCAGCACCCGGCCGACCTGCTGCAGATAGAGCCCGAGCGACTGCGTTGGCCTGAGCAGGATGGCGGCTTCTGCTGCTGGGCAGTCGAAACCCTCGGAAACGACATCCACGGTGACCAGCACCGACAGATCACCTGCGGCAAGCTGACGCACCAGCTGGTCGCGCTCATCCGCTGGTGTGGTGCCCAGCAGGGTGGCGGCCCGGACTCCACTCCGGTTGAACGCTGTGTTCACAGAATCAGCGTGTTGGGTGGAGCAGCAAAAGGCAATGGCCCGCTTGTGGTTGCACAGGCGCTGGTAGTGGCTGATGGCATCACCCGTCACGGTGGGCCGATCCATGCGCTCGGCGGCCTGTTCTGGGGTGAAATCACCACCGCGTGTGCGTAGGCCGGAGAGATCCGCAACGGCCGGCGGTGCGTAAAGGCGCGCTGGTGTGAGGAACTTTGCAGCGATCAGCTGCTGAACTGAAGGCCCGAGCACCAGCTGGTCAAACACAGCACCGAGGCCGCGGCCGTCTTGGCGCACCGGGGTGGCTGTGACGCCGAGCCTATAGGCGTCAGGCCAGTGGCTGAGCACTGCCGACCAGGTGCCAGCGACAGCGTGATGGGCTTCGTCGATCACGATCAAATCAGGCGACCACGTGCTGCGGCTAAGACGCCGTGCCAGGGTCTGCACTGACGCGACCTGAACTGGCGCGTGGTTTGGCTCAAAGCCGGCCGCGATGATGCCGTGCGGCACACCAGCCAGGTCGAGCTTGTGGCTGGTCTGGGTGATCAATTCTCGCCGATGGACCAATACGAGACCCGTGCGACCGCGATCTGCGAGGGAGTAGAGGATTTTGGCTATTACGCAGGTCTTGCCCATCCCGGTTGGGCCAACAAGCAATGGCGCCCGCGATCCTTCACGAAATGCGCGGCGCAAATCGTCTATGGCTTTGCTTTGGTACGGCCGAAGCTCAATAGCCATGCTTGGCCTTTCGAGCTGCACGCATTTCTTCCAGATGCATCCGAACGTGCTCGGATTGCGTCATGACCTGCAGGTTGCTGGGGTCGTTGTTGTGCTTGTTGCCATCGATGTGATGAACAATCTCGTTGCGCTGCAGCGGCCTTCCCAGCATTTGTTCAGCGACCACACGATGCTCGTGTCTGCCGTGCAGCTTCCGATAGGTGGTCGGCTTTACCTCATCGACACGAGCCAGCATTGCGGCCCTGTTGTTCGCACGGCGCTGGGCTTCAGGTGTGATGTAGTTGGGGTCGCCATACCGACGAACGCGCTGTGCGTGCATTCCACACATGCCGCCTGCGCCTTTTTCAATCGTGTTGTTGCACCCCTCGATGCAGCAGGGCTTGGCCACGGGCACGCAATGCGATTTCCCGCAACTGTAGGTGATTGCCAAGAACTGTCGGCGGTAATTGGTGAGACTCATTGGACTAGACCTGCGATAGCGGTAGTGGTATCCGAGACGCAGGCCGAATTGCCAAATGATTTCAAAGAGTTGGGAGGAACTAGCGTGACGATAGCCGAAGATGCGGTAAGCTCCGTGAGCCCTGATGAAGATGCCCTGGAGAACGCCGACTACCACCGCCACCACGCGGTGAGCAAAAGCCACCTCGATCAGGTGGCGCGCAGCCCGTTGCATTACTGGGCGCGTTATGTGGATCCGAATCGGATCGACCCTGAGCCAACGCCGGCGATGCGCCTAGGCACTGCGGTTCACACGTTGACGCTGGAGCAGGACACTTGGGACAGCCGCTACATCACAGCTCCGGCCGTTGATCGCCGCACCAAGGAAGGCAAAGCCCGCTGGGTTGAGTTTGAAGCTGAAGCTGGCGGCCGTGAGCTGATCAGTGCGGAGGATCGCGCTGTCGTCAGCCGAATGGCCGAGGCGGTGTGGACGCACCCTGCTGCAGCGCTGCTGCTTAAGCAGCTGCCGGGCAAGGCCGAGACCACATGGATGTGGATCGATGACGCCACAAACCTTGACTGCAAATGCCGGCCGGACTGGCTGACGGATGACCGCAGCCTGATCATCGACCTGAAGACCACAGAGGATGCGAGCCCTGCTGGGTTCCGGAAGTCGATCGGCAACTGGCGCTACCACGTCCAGGCCAGCTGGTACCTCGACGGGGTGCAAGCCGCCACCGGCACACGGCCGGATCAGTTCATCTTTATCTGCGTGGAGAAGAAGCCGCCTTATGCCGTGGCGGTCTATGCGGCTGATGCCGAGATGATCGCGCTCGGTGCGCAGACTGCCGCGCGTGACCTGGAGGTGCTCGCCACCTGCAAGGCCGCCAACAGCTGGCCCGGCTACAGCGATCAGATCGAAATGATCAGCCTCCCTGCATGGATGCGGCCGCGGCCGGATGGATCCATGCCCCAAATCACTGAGATCGAGACTTACTAACCATGACCGAATCAACAGCACTTGCTACAACGCAGCAGGGAGGAGTCTTTTCCAGCACTGCTGCATTTGACGAGGCTCAACGCTTTGCCAAAGCTCTCGCCAGCAGCACGCTGATCCCAGCTCAGTTCCAAGGGCAAGCTGGCTACGCCAACTGCTTGGTGGCGCTGAACATCGCGCGCCGCATGAACTTGGACCCGCTAATGGTTGTCCAGAACCTCCATGTCATCCACGGCCGCCCCAGCTGGTCGAGCCAGTTCATCATTGGCCTGATCAACGGTTGCGGCCGGTTCAGCCCGCTGCGGTATGAGATCAGCGGCAAGGGCGACACGCTGGCCTGCACCGCTGTGGCGACTGAGCTGGCCACCGGCGAAGAGCTGCGCGGCCCTGAGGTGAGCATGGCAATGGCCAAGCGTGAAGGCTGGGCCACCAAGGCCGGCAGCAAGTGGGCGACGATGCCTGAGCTGATGATCCGCTACCGATCGGCAGCGTTCTGGGGCCGGCTGTATATCCCTGAGCTGCTGGTTGGTATCCAGACGCAGGAGGAGGTGCTTGATGTCGAGCCGGTGACCGTGAGCGAGGCGCCGGCGCCTGCAAAGGCAAGCATCGAGGATCTAAACGAGAAGATCACCAAGCAGACGGAGGCAGTAAATGACGCAGACGAGATCTTCTGAGCCCGGCTATCTCCAGCCGCGCGAGCTTGCTGAGCGTTGGCGCGGTGTCGTCACGTTGAGCACGCTCGATAACTGGCGCAGTCAGAACCGCGGGCCAAGGTTCGTGAAGATCGGCGGCCGTGTCCTTTATCCCGTGGCGGAGGTCGAGGCGTATGAGCTTCGGAACCTGCGCGGGATCCCCAATCATCCACCTACCCAACCGAGACCATGAGCTTCAAACTGAACCTGAGCATCTTCAAGAGCACCAAGCCCGACAGCAAACTGGACTTCACCGGAATGATGAACGTGAAGGTCGAGGACCTTGATGCGTTCTGCGCGTTCGTGATGAGCCAGACGCCTGACCAGTACGGCAGCGTGCAGGTGCCAATCAGCGGCTGGAAGAAGACCAGCAGCAAGGGCCTGGCGTATGTGAGCGCAGTGGCACAGCCGCCGCGTGACTGGGTGCCGCCTGCGACTGCACAGAGCGCCGCTCAGAGCCTGGCGCAGGCCACTGATGGCGTGGTGAGCGAGATCACAGAGGCCGATCTGTTCTAGGGAAGCCCATCAGCTCGCATTCAAGGCGAGCGATCTCGTTGACGGCCTGCTGGAGCAGCTGCTGCTGGTAGCAGGCCTGTTTGAGAAGAGCTGCAGCCATAACGCCCGCATCCTTGCTTGCCAGCAGGGTGCGGGCTTGTTTTTCGATCTCGAACTGTTGCTCTGGCGATAGCTCGACCGCCATCCACTGACCGAAGTTCACTGTGCCATAGTGGCGGGGTACAGGTTCAGGATACCTATGGAGTGCCCACGCTGCGGTAGCGGTGAAATCAGAGCGATCGCAACGAACGGGAAGCAGCCTGACAAGGTGACCCGCCAGCGGAGGTGCGTGGACTGCCGGCATGTCTGGTACACGGTCGAGCTGCCGGTGAGCTTGGTGGCGATCGGCTGGGCGCGCACGCCGGACACAAATAAGAGCGTGCCCGTTCTGCGGTTGCCTGTTGAGCTGGCGGTCGGCACTAATGCCGTGTGAAGAACTGTTACACGCGCCGTGACGTGCACCGCCGGCGGTGTAGTATTTGATCACGAGGGGAGCGGTCCACTCGCAAAACTCAACCGCCGCGGAACCGGGCACACGACGCGTCACCACGAGCCCAACACGGCCTGAGTAAGCCCACACCGCCGGTTGGTCCGGCACACCCATCCACTCCAGCCATGCTCACCGCCACTCTGTTGGTGATCTGGAAGCTGATCCTGCCGCTGCTGTTTGTAGTGGCAGTGATCGACTGGCTGACTGCATCAGAAACCCGTCGCGTTCGCATCTTGCGTCGCACGGGTCTCAGCCAGCGACAGATCGCCACCCGCCTCAACCTCACCCGCTATCGCGTCCGTCAGGCGCTCGCATCATGATCAACCGCATCAACAACGCCATCTGCCTGCTGATCGCTGCAGCCGTGTTCGCCATGATCGGCATCGAGTCCGGCGCACATCACAGCCCCACCCACTCCGGCACGCAGCAGGTGGTGCGTCATGACTGAGCGCCGCTTCTACTTCCAGATCAAGGCCGCCAACGTCATCGAGTGCGTGCAGGCGCGCAGCCTGTGCGAAGCCAAGCTGATCGCCGCCGACACTTGGCTCGAGTGGTGGTCAGAGCTCGAGTGGCTCAACCCTGAAACCGTTACCGATCCGAACTGCCATGTCTGAGATCACCGGCGCCATGCTGCCCTGGCAATGGGCAGAGGATGAGCCCACTAGCAAACACGGCGACGGCATCAGCCGGCCGCGGCCCAAGACACGCACCAAAGAGTTTCGCCTGATCGTCTACCCGCAGGGTGCCCAGCCGATGACGTGGATCACGCGCGCTGAATCGAAAAAGCACGCGATCCGCTACGCCGAAGCCCGCTGGCCTGGTGCCACGGTGGAGGTGGCGTGATGGACTGCAAAGCAAAGCCGGAGGATTGGGAGCTGCAGACCAAGTGGGCGAGTGATTGTCAAGACGCTCGCTGCTTGCTCGAACTCCGCGCGAGGGTCGAGTTGCTGGAGGCCACCCAGCACGCGCACATTGAGGGCAACTACAAGCCAACTCCTAATCCAAACCAAATTAGGAGTTTGCTGGTGGAGCGGGTGATGACTGCCATTGAGCGTGCGGACGGAGATGACGAAGCCCGCGCTGCGATCTGCGAGGTGGCGGCGTGGATGAGAAGCAATCCCGACCACCACTTCCCGCCAGCCCTTGTATTTGCTCTTGAGCATGAGGCCGAGATATGACCGATTACAAGTTTGTGCCACTTGACAGTCTTGAGAATCGCCTTGGTGACGCCTTTGGTCTAGCCATCGCAATGATCCGCAAGCCCGAAACCATTGACAACAAGGCCATGGCTCAGATCGAAGCACCGTTCAAGGAATGGTGTGATGCCCTTGTTGATGGAGGTCTGTTAAATGACTGACATTCGCCACCGCATCGAGCAGCTGCTCAGCGACACCAGCGCTTTCTCCGCTGGTCAGACTGAGGAGCGCCAGCGCATCCGCCAGTTGATCGACATCCGCATCGATCAGCTATGTGGCACCGTTGGAATCCGCAACCGCCAGCAGCTTTGCGCTGAGCTGCTCCACATCCGCCAACTGCTTGAACCATGAACCCTGTCCAGCTTGACCAGCAACGCGCCGACATGATGGACGCGCTCTATGAACGCAGCGGCCGTACCTGCAGCACCTACACCGGCCTGTGGGAGGAGTTTTGCCGCGACATTGCCGCTAACTTCCGCGACACCAGCTATCCCGAGATGCTTGCCCGTGTGGTGCGCGCCATGGATGCCACTGAGTCGGTGATGACGCAGAAGCAGGCGCAGCAGGCGATCGAGGTGTGCCGCCAACAGCTGCTGGGTGACAAGTGGAGGTGATCCCGCGCGGCCGGCCATTCAAGGCTGGCGAGGAGAACATCGCCGCAATCCTGACGCCGGAGCTGGTGCGCAAACTGCGCCAGCTGCGCACCGAGGGGTGGAGTTACCGCCAGCTGGCGGCTGAATTTGATGTTGACGAAAAGCACGCATGGCGTATCTGCAAACGCATCGCATGGAGCTGGCTCGATGAGTGACCAGATCAACCCAGCCCACTACAAGCAGGGTGGCATCGAGTGCATCGATGCGATCGAGGCTGCTTTGACGCCGGAGGAGTTTCGCGGCTACTGCAAGGGCAACATCATCAAGTACACCTGGCGCGAGCGCCATAAGGGCGAGTCGGTGTCGCTGGCCAAGGCCGCCTGGTATATCCGCCGCCTACTCGGCAAACTGAAGCAATGATGCACCTGCCCGGCCTGAACCTGCTCGAGCGCGCTGCGCTGTGGGTGCTGGTGCGCAGCCCGCGGACCAGCATGGTGGTGGTGAAGGAGCTGCACTGGCCGACCGTGTTCGTGGCGGCCAACCCAGCTGATCCGGTGGCGGCACACGTCACCGCTGGTGAGCCTGAGCCGGCCAGCATGACGCTCGAGCGCATCTTCCATCAACCGAGTTACGGCGAAGACGAATGATCAGCCTGCACGCCGGCCGTCTGCTGCTGGTGTGCAGCCGCTCCGACCGGAACTGGCACGCGCGCATCGTGCTCGGTCCGAAGCCCGAGCTGCAGATCGAGACTGATACCGGCACGGTGCAGCTGCAGGAAGCGCTGCTGCGCGCGCAGTCGATCTATCGGGCAGCGGTCACCAGCTTGCGGCCAGCTGGTGGCCCGCCAATGTGTTGGGACTGTCGCTTCTGGGAGATGAACCAGCAGCGCTGCGGGTATGAGTTGCCAGAATCAAAGAGAAGCGGTGGCCGTTTTGCGGCCAGGTGTGATCTGTATGTTCGGGCCTGAAGTGATCAGCCGCACCGAGCGCGATGGCGGCAGCATCGAGACGATCATGCCCGTGAAGGGTGAGGTCTACTACCGCAGCTGCGTCGGTGGCATCTGCCGCTATTCGAGCGACCTATGGCAGGCCGAGCTGTACCTCGACCACCTGCTGGCCCGCTGATGCTGCGCGACGTGCTGATCCTGATTGTTGAGTATTGGGCAACGTGCTTCATCGCCCTGTGGGTGTGCAGCAGGATCCTGCCGTGATAGGGGTGGCCGGTGGCTGGTCCTCACGCGGTGCCAGCCTGTTGCCCGCAGCCGGCCGCTACGGGACCGCCTAGATCCTCAGAAAAGGTCTAGGGCGACAGATTAGCCCTCACCTGCCACCCAGCGCGCGATTGCCCACTCGCCTAGTGGTGTCCAGAAGTGCTGCGCGCGATACCAGGCGATCCAGTCCTTGTGGCCTTTCTGGCTGTTGCACATCAGGCAGCAGCTCACCAAGTTCTCGCGCACCGTCAGGCCGCCGTGCACCTTGGGCACAACGTGATCGAGGGTAGGGCTGCGGCCTAGCGGATCGTTGCAATAGGCGCAGCGGTAGTTCCAGGCGAGGTGGATCTGATCGCGCGCTGAGCGACGGGTGACCAGGCGCGTCTCATCAATGTGGTGCTGGTCCAAGGTCCGGCGGCAGGGGAACGGCTGTCACCTCGATGTCGATGATGTCTTCATCGTTCGGGATGAACTCGGCCAGCTGGGAATAGATGTCCGCTGGCAGGTCTTCGGGTTCCGTATCGGATCGGATGATGAGCTTGGCGGTGATCTCTAGGTAGAACGCCCGCATGGGCTGGCCGCCGCTTGGCCAACGGTAGCGGGCGCGACTGGATCGGGCTTGTGACGGATTGTGAACGGACCCCTGCAGCCCGGCATTGTGCACCGTCTGCGGGGTATAGTTTGCACATCGACGCACCGGACCAATGCTCGCCACCTTCACCGCCAAGCTCGCCACCCTGACCACCGCCGACTTGCTCGAGCTGATTCGCCAGCTCATTGCCGAGGAGATCTTCAACGCCTGTTTTGATGCCGCCCTGGACGAAGCCTGCAACCGCGACCCTGATCTGGCCTTCACCATCGAGGCCATGATGGCCTGACCGGCCGGGCCGGCCCTCCTACTCTCCACCCATGCAATACATCCTCCGCATCGGCCCGTGGCACGTCGGGCCGTTTGACACCCACCAAGGCGCGCAGCACTGGGCAGAGCGACACGGGTGCGACGATTACACGATGATCCCGCTCGATGACCCGGCCGAAGCGCCGATCAGGATCCACCGGCTGCGCATGGCAGAGCTAAAGCATCCAATGGCCAAATAAAAGCCCCAGCTGCGCAGGCCGGGGCTCTGTCCCACAGGATCGTTCTCCGCGATCAGGCTAGCCCTTGCTGGCGGTCACAGCGAGGTCGCCGTTGTACCTGCCGGTGACGGCGTAGCTGCGGCCGGGGATGCCCTCCATTTTGTGGAACACCATCTGCCCGATCTTCATGCCGGGCCAGATCGCGACCGGGTGCATCTTGCGCGCGTTGCTTAGCTCGAGCGTCAGGCGGCTGCCATGCCAGCCCGGATCACACCAGCCGGCCAGCAGGTGCTCGAGGCCCTCGCGTGCGCGGCTGGACTTCAGCACGAACTGCGCGGCGATGCAGTCGGGCAGGTTGAAGATCTCGCGCGTTTCCGCGAGGCAGAACTCACCCGGCTGCAGCCAATAGGGATCCTCTGCCGTGTGGCCGCTGATGCCGTGGATCTGCAGCTCGCGCGCCTCTGGCACCTCGATCATGATGCGATCGCCCAGCAGCACATCAAGGCTCGCGGGGTTGACCAGATCAGGATCGAACGGCACCACCATCGCGTGGCGCTTGCAGAGGTCGTGGATCTCGTAGTCGGGCAACGGTGCCATGCAGCAGCAGTAGGATTGGTGTGCCCCAGCGGGTTGCCGCCCCTGGAGCGTGACCACCTGCAATCACCAGGCGATGACCACCAGCGTAGAGGTGTGGAAGCCCGTTGTCGGCTACGAAGGGCTTTACGAAGTGTCAAATCAAGGCAGAGTGCGGAGCCTGCCACGTCAAATAAAAAGAGGCAGCGGGACTTGGCTCAGGCCGGCGGTTTTTCTGAAGTGCTGCATCGACAAAAAAATTGGCTACCCCTTTGTGCGTCTGTACAAGGGAAGGCAATCGCAAATGTTTAGGCTTCACACTCTTGTGCTAACCGCCTTTGTCGGAGCACCTTCTCCCGGTGACCAATGCCGCCATTTGAACGGAGATCGCAAGGATGCCAGGCTTTCAAATCTGGTGTGGGGGACGGCAAAGCAAAATTCTGCCGACAGACAAGTTCATGGCACCCAAGCGAAGGGCAGTCTTCATGGGATGTCAAAACTTACAGCAAAAGATGTGCGGTCTATTAGGCGCAGGTATGTGTTGAGATCCGCCAAGCATGGAAACGGCGGGGAGCTTGCCAGAGAGTATGGAATTTCAATCGGACAAATCCATCGAATTGTGCGAGGCAAGTCTTGGGCACACGTTCAGTAGTCCCAGACCACCTTGGGCCGGCCTTGTCTAATTCCGCTGTGAATAAACCCTTTAGGCGCGCCCTTGCCAGTGCTGAACGGCCAGTTCTTGATGCACCAATCCTGCAGAGTGTAGATGTTCACGCCCTCGATGTACCAGTCAACGGCGCCGACGCCGGGGGCATTGAACAAGTGCTCTGAACGGCTGGCGCCACCAACCGAAGCGTTGACCTTTGGGTTTCTGTAGCCGCTGGTGATGATCACCGGTCTGCCGCCGAAATGAGCCCGCGCCTTTTCCAAGAACTGTGCAAGCTCGATGGCCGTCTCAACCTGATGCTGCGCGACAAACCGGCGGCTTTCCTGTCCGAGCGCAAACTCACCCAGCGTGATGTGCTGCGTAAGCGGCGTGCTGAAAGGGGACCATGGCGTCACCTTCGCAACCGCAGGCTGCGTTTGAGAAGGCAGCCCAAGCCCTTCTAGCCAGAGGCGGCCCTCTGCCTTCCGGCGACGCAGCAAACCCGCCTCAACGTTGGTGTTCGGGTTGCGGTACAGAAGCAAGGCGTCTGGGACTTTGGACCAGTCCTTCTCTTGCAGCCTGGCCGAGATGGTTTCAAAACCGCTGGCGCCGTAGAAGGAGCTTCCAACGTTGTAAGCCAGCGAGATCAGCGCGCACTTCTGCTGGTCCGTCATCTCCACCCAGAAGGGGATGGTGCTGCGCAGCTTGGTGGCGATGCGATCCACCTCTTGGCGCAGCAGCATGTCGGCCTCAACGGCGTTGATCTTGTCGCCGCGGCTGACGCGCCGGCCGTCTTGGTAGCGCGTGGTGCCGTAACCGATCGTCCAGGGGTCGCCGCCTGATAGCGGGTCAGGGTATGCCTCGAGGTGACAGCCCTCAAAGTCGCGGATCAGCTTCAGCGCCGCGCTCAGGTCCGCCTGCTTGCCGTCTTGGCTCCAAGTGTTGAACCATGCCCGATCGCGGCGCATTGCGGCTGCGTAGCCGTTAATGGCGAGATCCTGCTCCAGCTGCTGGATGGCTGCAGCCTGGTGGGGCAGGGCTTTGTAGAACCGAAACAGCTGCTCGAGTGTGATCGGGCTGGGGTTGCTCATGGCTCCGTCCAGGGTGCGCGAATCCGCAGTTCGTCGGTGTGGATGATCGGCGGCGGGATATTGGGCGGCTGCGTGGCGTGCCAGTCCTCGATGGCTGCGTCCAAGCGTGCAGCCGTATCGATGGCTGGGCCGCTCAGCGCTTTTTTGGAAATGCCATCCGTGCTGCGGTGAGCAGCAGCTGGATCCAGCTGTTGGACTTGAGCGGGGTTAGGGCGATGATCTCGCTACCTGCGGCGATGATCACAGCAATGATCGCGATGGTTTCGGGGTTCATGGCATCCATGGCTCTGCCCTCAAGTTAGTCGCGGAGTTCAAGCGCGCGCACGCGCTTATCAAGGTCTGCCATTTCAGCGCGCGCATCAGTCTTCAGCTCATCCACTGATTTGGCCATCTGCACGATGGTGGCCTCGATCCGTGCGGACTGCACCTGCATGGAAATCAGAAGCGCCCCGATGGCGACCATTCCTGCGGCGAGTGCTGCCGGGAGGGAAGCAGCGAAAACACCGCTGACGGTTTTGGTGTCGTCGGCCATCGGGGCGCTTTGGCTCGGTCACATCGTAGCGATCGGGACCGTTACCGATCCGCGGCGATGTCGCAAGCGTTTACCCGCGGCCCTGTCCCCGGAGCTTCTTGCGGCCTCTGCGACGTGGGCGCGAATGTTGACCGAATCCTTGGCGTGTGGTCTTGGGCGGGCCAGGTTGGTGATCGATCCTGGCAGTCCCGGTCTTAGCGCGAACTGCCATCAGACAGCGCCGCTATCGCCAGCAGGCTGTACCCCATCAGCAGGAGCAGGCTGAGCAGAAGCGTTGGGATCACTAGGCCAGGCGGGGTAATCAGCGCCGGTAATGTAAGCGGCCAGCTCGTCGGTGGCTGTCGTGGCCTTGATGGCTGTGACCTTCGTGCCTGATGCGACGCGAATTGATTCACGCCATGCCTTGATGACCGGATCAGCGGGAGTGCCGTTGTCCGCCTCGCGAATGATCACCCAGTCAGTCGGCAGCAACAGGGTGCCGGCGGTATTGCGGGTTGCCACCGTCCATTGCTTCACCAGCTCAGCGTGATCCTTGGGCACGTTTGGCCCCCAGTAAAAGCGCTGATCGTATGGCTCGGGATCGGGCACCTCGGTGATTCCGATTTCAGCCCGCTCTTCAGGCGATGCAAGCCGCAGCCAGTTGGCGGGGTACTGCACACCGTTGTGGACAAAAGCCACATCGGGGCTGATTGGGTGACCGTCGAGAAGAAACATGGGTTCAGGGCTCCATGGAGAGATTAGCGGGCGCGGGCAGACTGAAATGGGGATTCAGCAAATGCCGCGTAAACATAGGTGTACAAAGAGCTATTTGCCCAACTGTCAGTAGTACGCAGCTTAAAACCGTTGCTTAATATATCGATGCCATTGCTGATGCCATTAGCGTTTTCTTCTCCGCCGCTGCTTGGATCTAGGTCGTTGTCCGTGAGATTAAAAGTATTGCGAGCGGTGTCGTAAATCTGCCAGCCAGCTCCTGCATTAGAACCTTTAATCAAGACAAATCTTGGCTTAAATCCGGTATAGACGAAGATGCCATCAAGCGAACTGTTGCCGACGTAGCTGCCAAATGCGCTAAACCCGGCGACGGGCGCAAAACAGTAGGCGACATACTTCTCGCCTGTTGCATTAGTACGGGTTGACGCCCCAACGCTAAAGACAGTGCTGGCCGGCAGCGTTCCCGACCATATTGTTGAGTTGGTATTTACAGCAGCGGTTGAGTTAAGCTCAACATATTCAGTCGTTGAAAAGCCATTAAATCGTGTTGCCCAGCCGAATGTTCCTACGTCTCTGTTTTTGACAATTAGCAATCCGGGCGCAACACCTAAGCCATGCCCGACAGTCGCGCCAGCCGTTTGATTGCCGGTATAAGTCACAACAGAAATACCGGCTGAAGCATTGGCCCTGACTTGCGCGCTAATACTGCCAGCGGTGTTGGTGACTGTTGAGCTGCCGGCATCCCAGCACCAAGCTGCGTAGACAGCAGCGTTGGTATTGACCTGCGCCAACGTGCCAAGGGTAAATCCGGCGCTGTTAAAGGCAGTAACGCCACTGTCCGTTGCAACCTCTGCGTCGGTGGTGTTTGATTCCAGCCGGATCTGTGCGCCACGCACTGAGTCATAAATGGCGTGATCCGTGGCAGCAGATCGTGACTTGATCCAGATCAGATCAGGATTGAAGCCAAGCGTGCTGGTGGGCGTCAAACTGCTGCCATTACCTATGTAGGTCACCACATCCATCGCCGTGGCGCCGTTGGCAACTGTTGGGGCAGGCAGGTTGGTGGTGCACAGCGCCTTGAAACCGCTTGGGGCGGTGTAGGCGAAGGGGCGTTGCCCCGCGTTGAAAGCGCCCGTAGTAGCGAAGCAGCTGATGCCTGGGTAGTAAGTGCCCGAGGCTATTCCAGTAAACGCAGTTCCTTGAGAGGTGCCGTTTTTGTAAAATGTAATAGAGCCTGCATCTAAGTCAAAAGCTACGCCGATAATATCTCCAGTGGTGTATGTCGCACCGTATGTAGACACCGAGCCGTAGTTGTATTTATTGCCATTCTGGTAATAGGCAAATCCAGTTGTGCCAACGTGGTCAGTGCTTGCCGCAGTGACAATTCCAACCATAAAGGTGGGGCCGGACGTTGTTGGCGATGCTTCAAAGTACCACTTGCCGCTGGTGACTCCAATAGTGGAATAGCGAGAACCCCACGCGGACCCAGGGCCCGCGTACTCCAGATTTCCGTTTGATAGCGTTCCCGTATTTGAGGAAGAATAAAACCACAACGGATTAAGCGTCGCGTAGTTCCCCCTCACCTCACCACCAGCACCTGTATCGGTTCCGTAGTTAGTTGGTGTATCAACCAGGGAATCGTTGCCTGCGCCAGCAGTAACGCTCAGGTTGTTGACGGTCCAATCGTTGCTGCCAGCAGCGTCATTACCAAGGGCAGCGGCCGTGCTGTTGTCCGCGAAATCAAGGTGAAACCCGTTGGTGCCGTAGCTGCCGGTGTATGCCTTGGGCTGCCAGACGTTGTTGGCGTCAAACTCGCCGAAGCTGGTGGGGTCTAGGGCTTGGCCGTCGATGAAGTGGATGTCGGCGAGGTAGCCGTTAAAATATTGACTTGATTGAGCCAAGTCTCCTATTGAGTGAAGAAAAGCTCCATTGAAAGCAAGGTCTGCGTTTGGGCTAGGGTATGTTGCCGATGAAAACTGGGTAACTTGTTGGCCATTAACGTAAACCTTAAAACGATTGCTGTCTGTTCCCTGCGTGGTATCGCTTACTAAAGCGACATGAAACCAGCCACTTGGGTCTCGAAAAACTTGAGATGTTGTAAGAACTAATTGCGACCCCCCACCGTCCCGCGAATAAATATCTAGCGTGTCTGAAGAGGTAAAACGGAAATAGCTGTTGACAGAACCTGAGCTATACGCTGCGAAAAAACTTTGGTTAGTGGAAAGTGTCGATCGCTTCACCCACCCCGCCCAGGTCCACGTCTTGCGGTTGCCGGCTGATGCAGGAGTGCGGCTGAGATACGCCGAATCGGCTGAGTTAAATCTGACGCTGCGTTCAATCTGGTAGCCGCCACCGCCACCGCCTGCAGGTGCACCAAGCAACAGAGAGTTGTTGAGAACGCTCATTTCACGTCAGAAATCAGGCGAGCTGTGATGCGGCTTGCAGACTCGACGTAGTACGCGATCACGTCCACGGCCGCTGCGGTCGTCGTGAGTGTAGGCGCGGTCCCGCCTGGAAACTTCCAGTTGCCGCCATAAGCCAGCGTCCGCGAGCCAGTGCCGTCTTGCGTGATCACAATGGTGCCCGCTTGGCCAGCGGTCAGGTTGGTCGGGTTGGCCAGCGTGCGGTTGCCGGCCAGCGTGACGCTGAAGTTGTTGCCAGCTGCAAAATCAGGCGTGATCGTCGCGCCATCCGTCAGTGCCACCACCGAGCCGCGCTGCGCTGCGGTGAACGTCTGAGCTGCGGCGAGCAACGCCACAGAACTCCAGCCGAGAACGCCGCTGCCGTTGGTGGTCAGTGCTTGATTGGCAGTGCCATCAGCCGCCGGCAGTGTCAGTGTGTAGTTGGTGGCAATCGAGCCTGGTGCCTGCAGTGCCACCCAGTTGCTGCTGTCGAGATCCGCAAAGCGCAGGTCACCCTGAGCGTTGATCGTGACATCGCCAGTCAGCGTGCCACCTGCCAGTGGCAGGTAAGTGCTGGCGGCCGTGGCTGTAGTCAGATAGCCGCTGATGCTGGCGCCACCTGGAATTGTGACCGTGCCAGTGAACGTCGGGCTTGCCAGTGGTGCGTAGGTCGATGCTGCAGTAGCAGCGCTCAGCAGACCAAGGTTGGCAGCCGTGACATCACCGACGGTGATCCACGCGCTGTTGGCCGCGTTCCGAATCTTGAGAAGCGCCGGGGTGACGCCGGTGTCAATCCACCACTGGTGGGCGTAGGTCGTTGCAGGCGCTGTCGAGCCGCTGTTCTGGCTGACGATCGCAGCCAGAATCGTGTTCAGCTCAGAGCGGAAGTTCGCGCCGCTCTGGTTGGCTATCGAGTAGTCAGTCGCCTGAGCCATTAGGTGATCTGCCTGCCGTGACCCACGGCCTGATAGTCAAAGACCTTCGAGACCATACTACCCCCGCTGTTCCTGAACGTAACTGCAAAGCCAGATCGGGTCACGCTAGAAATCGTGAAGTAGTCGCCTGCTTCCATGTCTTGCGCTGTGATCCCGATACTGGGCACGGTGTAGAAGGCTGTCGGGAAGGTCACTGAGTAGCTTGCGGCACCGCTGGTGAGATTGCGTTGCGTTTCGGTACGTCGCTGGAATGTGGTCACAACGCCCAGCTGCTCGACCACGACGTTTTCGCCTTTGTTGCTGCTGGTCGCTACGAGTTTGAACTGGAAACCGCGGCCGCGCGCGGTGTTGTTGACGAAAGGCTGCCAGCTGCTCCACGTTGGCGCGCTGCTTGGATTGGCAGTGGTGGTGCGAACGAACAGGCTGCAGTTGGCTTGTCCTAAATCGTCACCGTCGACGGTCGTCCAAAGATCGACGTTTTCGACGCGATCATCCCAAAGGTTTCCGGGCTCGTAAGCGCGAGTTCTGAGGATGTTGCGGATGTCCACGTCGAACACTGCGCCAAGGTCGAGCGTTTCGCTGAACTGATAACTGCCCTCGCTCACTGCGCCGCCGATGTAATCAATCAAGCTCAGCGCGTCCCAGTCACCGTCTGGCGCCATATCATCCACCAGGGTGCCAGATGCCAAGATCAGCCCGCTCTCCTCAGAGCTGTAGCTCATTGAAGTGGTGGTGCCATTGAAGGGAGGGCTGTTGTCTTCTTCGCGGTACTCCTGCACGACAAAAGCATCCTGCGGCGCAGGTAGGTCAACCACCACGCTGGCAACACCAGCGGATTCATTGCCAAGGCTGTCTACGGCGCGGATGAAATAGGTGCCCTCAAGCAAGGGGACAATCTTGCGAGTGCTGCTGCCATTGACCGCTGGAACGATGTCGTTTGAGCGGCCCCAGGTTGCTGTGCCATCAACGAGAGGTGAATGGCGGATCCGGATCTCGCCACCAACCCGCACGTCCAAGTCAACCGATTGCGGCCAGTACAGTTCGGCGTTTTTGTCGTCGATTGGTGCGATAAACAGATCCGGTATTGTGACCGGCGGCGCAGTCTTGCCGATGGCGTCGAAGGTCAGCGGCGTAGGCGCCGATGCTCTCAGTGCAGCCGACAGGGACAGAACTTCAATCGAGTAGCGCCCGACGTTGCTGTTTGTGATTTCAAAATCTGGAGCGGTGGTGTCACCACTCACCCAGTTGCCGTCAGCGAAGCGATAACGCACGCGATAGCTCGTTGCAGTTGAGACTGGCCTCCAGCTGACGATAATCTTGGACAAAACCTGGCCGTTGCTTTCGTATAGAAGCTCATTGGCCTTTAGCTCGCTTGGCGGTGCCGGCGGCTCATTCAGGTTGCTGATGTCTCTGGTGACAAGCGGCACATCGCGCTCGATGAAATCGTATTTGCTGGGGTTATATGCCAGAGCGGTTATCGCGTATTTGACACCATCCTGCTCTTCAACTGCAAGCACGCGGAACAGCTGAGTTTTGATGCCACTGTCTTGGTAGATCCAAACCGCACCAGGTTGGGGCGTCTGACTGAAGGGCGCGTCAGTCGTGAAGACGTTATCGGTGCGATTGGTCAGGGCTTTGGTTTCAACCGATCCGTCTGGCAGAACAACAGAAAGCGTCGGCGCAGCGCCTGAGAATCGAATCGAATCCAGGTTATCTACCGTCACTGTCGTGGAAGTCGCTTCCACAATGCGGCCACCAGTGCGTTCACCAGAGCGCACGGGATCCGCGATTTCAATGACTTGCCCAGGCCGCACAATGATGCCAGCTTCAAGGCTTGTCGCAAAACTGACAGTTTCGGTTTCGTACTGTTCGCTGTAGAGCAACCACTCACCGAGACGGCGGGCTTGCCCGCGACTGGTGCAGGCGAAAGCGTCGATCTCTGCTTTGATCACGCCATAGCGCGCAATCGCTTCCTGATTCTCAACAACCTCGAACGACGCATCTCGAGCGTTGAGGTCAAGGTATTTTACGATTGCAACAGTATGGCGCGTCTTTAGTGCGCTGCCTGAGTAGGTAAAGCCTTCCTCGGTTACGTTGCTTTGGTTGAACAGATAGGCAGAGTCCTGTGGCTTGTCTTGTGTGACAGCAATCGCTCCCGCGCTCCAGTAGGGCATTGCGCGAAACACAGACGCCATCTGATTGATGACGTTGTACGCTTCATCGAGCGTCTGAATGTTGACGTTACAACTGAACCTAGGCTCAGTGCCGCCAAAGCCATTGATGACGTTTTGACCGCAGTATTGGCTGGCGGCGTAGAAATCCCACTTATCCAGCTTGGTTTCGTCGATGTGGTTGCCGGCGCCGTATCGTTTCGATGTGAGCAGATCGTAAAGACACCAAGCCGGATCAGTCGTCCATTGCGCTTGTGCAAACGTGCCGTTCCAGATCCCGGTGTAGGTGAGCTGGCCTGTTGTGCTGTTGACGCTGGCATTACTTGGGATGCGAACCTTGATGCCACGGATTCGGTACGATCGCGCCGGGATGTTGCTGAACTGCCTAGCGTCAACACGCAAGCCGACCAGTGCGCTGTTCGGATAGCGCAGCCTGGCGTAACTGATCTCGGTATAGGAAGACCAGAACAAGTCGCCAACCTTGTTGCTGGTCGTGTAGTCGGGAGTGATGCGAACAACTCTCACGTCAACCGGCAGCGAGCCGGTAAAGTTCAAACGAAATTCACGCTGGTAAAGGTCCGTAGTGCGACCCGTGAACTTGTCTGTAATCACACGGACAAACGGACCGCCATCGTAGGCAAGCTCGATGCCGAACTCGATTGTGTTGCCAAAGATGTCGTTTTTATCCGAAAACTCTTGAAGCTGTGGCGTCGAAAGCGTTACTCGAACACCGTTGACGCCAGCTGTGCTGACTGTGCGAGTAACGGGAATGTCTTTTTCGATCTTGACGCCTACTGCGTATTCAGATTGCAGCGTGCGCGATAGCGGTATGAATTCCTGATCTTGCGTGCCGTATCGCGTAAATATCGTTAGGTTTTGAAAATTGTAGTCGCTAGGCTGCGGTGCGTTGGGATCAGCACCGGCTCGCAAGATTGGGGTGTTGTCTAGGTAGACATCTTTTAGCAGCGCAATATTGTAGGCATCAGAACCACGCGCAAAACCGGCGGCGCTTGGAAAGCCTTCGATTTCGCCTTCAGACAGCAAATCAATGACTTCAGCGAACTGGGTTGAATCGAGATTGTCTGGCGTGGTCGATGGCGTGTAACTGCCGCCGCCACGATTGCCGCCGCCTTTACCGCCGCCACCACCACCACCACCAGCGCCACGAATAGCTTTCATTGCGCCACCTGCTCCGTGCTGACGCCAGCCGAAATCACGATGCTGCCGACCAGCGTCTCGCCGTAAACGATTGGCACTGGCAAACCTTGTCTTGAAGCGTTCTGGATGCCGCTGAAGCTGTAGGACTTGCGCGGATCGGCGTCGCTGTTCTGACCTTTGGTTTGCAGCTGTGGCGTTGGTGTAAGAAGTTGAGCCACGCCACCAAGCACCAAGCTGGCGCCAATGCCAACGCCAATCGAAACCGCTGTCGGGCCAAGCGTAAAGAGTCCGCCAGCCAGCGCTGCACCGGGCGCAAACAGTAGCGATACGGCAATCAATGCAACGCCAGCTATGATCCGTCCCGCCGTGCCGGCACCAGCTACCACCGGAACGATTGAGATGGTTTCACGCTTGCCGGTTGGCAGGTGAAGCTCGCCGGGGTCCTCTCCCAACATCAATGGATGATCGCCGACCTTCACTTCATAGTGCTGCTCAGCCATGTGGCGCTCAAGCTGAGGAAAGTTGGCCAATAAAAACTTGACGGCTTCAGCAGCCGTAGCAACATCAGCCTTGAATGATCGACGCTTGAGGAACTTGGCTAGGTTGCCGTAGATCCGAACGGTGCGCAGCATCTCTCACTCCATCCTGCTGCTGTGGCGCAGGGCGCGGCCAGTGCTTTTCAGATAATAGCCGCCGTAAACGTCCCGACTGCTCAGGCGTCCGCGGATGTGGTGCAGCAGCATCTGATCGCCCAGGTAGACGCCGCAGTGGTTCAGCTTGCTGTTCTCTAGTGCCATCAGCACCAGATCGCCGCGCTGCAGCTTTTCGATCGAGATCTCGACGAAACCAGTCTGCTCCCAGCAGTCGTCAAAGGTTGGGCAGGCGTTGAACTCGAGCATCGAGGCCGGCCGCTCCCAGTCACGCAATTCTAAGCGCCACTCTTCTGCGTACCAGTCGCGCGCCAAGGTCCAGCAGTCAGACACTGCCCAAACCCACTCCCTGCCAATCAAGGGCGCTTTGTAGCCGCTTGGCCGCACCTCGTTCCACTGCTGTAGGTGAGGGCTGTAAATGTGCCAAGGCAAGCCGCTGCGTTCGCACGCGATCAGATCGGCCTGGCTTGGCCGCGAATCACCGAACGGATGGCTGTGAACCACAGCCGTGATCTCTCCTGCATCCTCAGCAGCTGCCCAGTCCAAGGGGTCAAGCACAAAAAACTGCTGATCTGTTGCCAAGTTGCGACAGGGCCAGTAGCGCTCACGGCCCTTGACGACAACGACCAAACCGCACGCCTCACGCGTCACGTCAGCGGCTAGGTGCTTAGCAGCGGCATCTCGCCAGCTCATGCGAAATACTGCCCCACACCAGGGAAGCTGCCAAATGGCAAGTCCGCCTGATCACCAAAGCGCAACCGGCAGCTGCTTAACCGCTTGCCGCATACATCAACAAAATCACTGCCATCTCCTGGAATCTTGGGCTCTACGGCCGTGAAATAGCCAGCGTTCCAGACTGGGTTGTTATTGACATCAAACAATACAAAGTTTCCATCGTTTTGCAGGCGCAGCGTTCCATTGGAACTGAGTACACCTAGGATTCTGTACTGGCGTCCAACGGAACTCATCGTGCCCAATGGGTGAACCCTAAATGGATTGGCTGTTGATAGAGTGATGAACGCATCAACAAACTCGTCGAGATACCAGCGGCCAACGCTGGAAAGGTAAGTTTCGCTTGTAAGCGACCATGATTTGTTTTGGTTGCTGTAGTGACCAGCAGGCAGATCAACATTTGCCACGCCAGTAAAGCTCACAGTCAGAGAGCGTGTTCCGAATACAAAAGTTCGGGTTACGGTCTTGGTCTGCCCGGCTTGAGAAACAGCGCTACCAAATATCTCCCAGAAGAAAGCGTGCGCACGGTTGTCGCCAGTCTCCTGCTTGATGCCAGGTTCTGAGTCGTTTGTGTAACCGTTCGACCATCGAACGCTGCCGTTTGTGGAGATGGTGAGCGTACCTGTGCCGCCGATCGTCAGGGTTGAAGTCGGATAAGCAGGAAACGACGGCTCAACCGATGAGCCGGTAGCTGTGCTCCAAAGCGGGGTGTCCCATGTTTCGTTGGTGACCGTAATGGTTGGCTCGGACTGCTTTCCTGTCCAACTACGCCAGATCGGTGTGTTATTTCGATCAAACAGCGCAAACTCACCGCTGCCATCAAGTCGCCAGACGTAGCCAATGTTTTGTGGGTACTGCCCTCGGTTTGTCCACCAAATAGGCGTCACCCCGTCTACGGCATACAGCACGAGGTTGCCATCCGGCTGGAACGCGGCGAAATGTGCAGCCGTTCCGAATGTGCCGCTATTCCAAGTAACCGCGCCAGCCTTGTCGGTGATGACAAGATTGCCGTCGGTTTGCATCGACAGCCGGTACCAGCCGTTTGTCGAATAAAGCGACTGCCCTTTGTAAAGCCGACTGCCATCGCCAGCGCCAACAAAAATCTGGCCAGTGCCGATCGGATAATTGGGGGCTGGCACCCTGACTGTCGAAGTGCTGCCGCCAACGCCGTAGATGACCATATTGCCGTCGGGCTGCAGCACCAAGCGCTTGCCTGCGTTAACTGGGTACGAGCCACTGTTTGACTGCCACTTAACGCCTCCACTGTTGTCGTAAAGAACAAGGTTGCCGTCAGCCTGAAATTGCGCGTAGGTAGCGCCCGATCCGGCGGTGTTGGTTTGCCAGACGACGACGTTGCCCTTGCTGGTGATCGACAGGTTGCCGTTCACCGCCATGGAAAGGCGATACCAGCCGTTGGTTGAGTAAAGGTTCTGCCCAGCCGAAAGCCTGCTGCTGACGGTGCTGCCCGCAAGTAGCTCACCGGTGCCAGACGGGAAATTCCCAGCAGCGCCTGTGGAAGTTGGCGCGATACCAGTGCCACTGCTCCAGATCGCTGCGCCATCTGAATAGCGATAGAGCACTAGGTTGCCGTCAGGCTGGAACCACGCATAGGAGGGCTGGCCACCTGTTTGCGTGCTCCAGACGGGGTAATTTGATTTGTTGTAGACGACTAGGTTTCCATCCCGCTGCATTAGCAGGCGATACCAGAGGTTGGCCGATGTCAGCGATTCTCCAGGGTAAAGCTGAAAACCGGAACCAGTCGATGATGCTGAAGAGGCTTGCGCCGAAAAGTTGGGCGCAGGCGTCCATAAAAAATTACCGCTATCACCATTTGGATAGGAGTCGGGAACTAGCTTCGTGAAATCGAGACTAGAAATTGTCGCCTGGTTCTGAGTATTTGAGTTCCAAGTTGGGCGGTTGAAAGCGTCGTAAATTACAAGGTTGCCGTCTGCTTGGTAAGCAAAAGTAGATAAGCCTTTGCCGTAGGTAAGCGTGCTCCAGACTGCTTTGAGCGCCTTGTTAAAAATTACCAAGTTGCCATCAGTCTGCATAATTACTTTGTACCAGCCGTTAGGAGATACAAGGAATTGATTCGGGCCTAAGCCTTCACCTGGCGTTAGTTGCGTCGCCGCAGCTGAAAAGTTTGGCGCAGTGACAAGGTTGGCTGGGTTGTCGTTCTCGTCAAATACAGCCGAACCGGTGTAGCCGCACTCAGGGGATCGGTACACCCATTGGCACACGCTGCTGATGCATTGCCGTCCCGGCAGCTTGACGTTCATCAGATCGATAGCCGCAGCCAGCTCAAACTCAATTAACTCGCGGTTTTCCGTGACCTTGCGATCAATGTAGTAAACCTCGCGCGGAGCTTCTGCTGTCGGGTCAGGGCTGCCGTAAGGGTTCTGATTGCCTTCAAAGTTAACAGCGTCCAAATACCGAGCGCAGGTCCGGATGCGAATGATCTTCGCTCCGATCAGATCGTTGCCTGGCGTTACGTCATTAACGTTTAGCAAAACGGAAGTGATAACGCTGAATAGGTTGCTGACTCTTAGCCTTGGCCGAGGCAACTGCTGGCCGTTGTATTCAAAACCATCGGCCTCAATCGGGAATTGCTGGTAGCGATTGCCATTCCACACGATGTCGCCGCGTGAAAATTTCTGATTTATTCCAGAGTGGAATCTATAGATCTCAGTGGCGCCATGTAGCTGCAGCTCAGTGTGCAGCTCAAAAAGCTCGATTATGGCGGACGGCGCAAGTGATTGCAGCTCGGAGATAATGCTGGCCATCAGATTGCAATCACCTCACGAAAAGTAGCCTGAATGTTGTTCAAGTTGCATCCCGCGTGGTCTACGCTCCACTCCTCGCACACATAAAAGGCGGCTCCACCGTAGGGATTTGTCCAAGTAAAAGCATCAACGCCACGTCGAGCCTCTAGAAACCCCTTGATTTGCTCCGCTTCATCGTCGGATCTGTTGTCAAAACGTAGCTGCCAAGTCTTAAAGTCAGTCTTCAAGCCAAAGCTAAGGCGCTGCTCGTATCCATCGCTGAACCGCACGATTCGCGTTGCGGGCTTGCTCGACTCAACTGCCGAGTAGCTGGGTGTGTAGGTGAACGCGAGTGTTGTCATGGGTTACGCCGCCAACAGGCCGCCAGGCCGCTTCTGCCGTACCAATTCTGCCTGCACCGCCTGCGAAATGGCACGGCCAAGCTGCTCACCCTGTCCGCTGTTGCCCTGCACGTTAGTGCCCTTGGCATCCACATTTACCACCACGCTGGTGCCGCCACCACCGGCTACGCCCAGCTTGCCGTCACGGCCGCGCTTCAGCGGGATGATCGCCTCAGGGCCAGCCTCTCCCATCAGGCCGTTGCGGAGTGCGCCACCGCTGGCGAACTTGAACAAAGTGGGGCTGTTTACGATGCCGTTCGTGAAGGTGCCGCCACTGGCGAAGGCCCCAAGGGGGAAGAGTTTGCTAGACGACAACGCGCCAGCGCCGCTCAGGTTTGCATTGGCGCTAGCCAGCGGCCCGCCTGGCAGCAGGCTTTGAATAAACTGCAGGATCGGCGCGATGATCAGCATCCGCGTCACCATCCGGGTCAAGTCCTCGATCACCGACAGGGCAAATTCCTTAAAGCTGAACTTGCCTGTCATCGTCAGGCTGACGATCGCATCCTCAAGGCCCTTCAAAGCGTTCTGCGCCGCGTTGCTGATGTTCTCGGCCAGTGAGCCGATGCCTTCTAGGTAGACGGCGATGCCATCGCGTGCGCCCTTGATGGCGCCTTGCTGTGCCTCCGCGGCATCAGTGAACTCGAGCAAGTCGATCGCAGCCTCGGCCGCGCGGTCGCCAATTTCCTTCAACCCTTGCTGATACTCCTTGTCTGCCAGCGCGACGTTGCCCTCTGAGATCTGGTTGATTAGATCCTCAAAAGGCTTGATGTCGATCTGGCCGCCAGCCTCGTTGATCTCGAGGGCCAGCTTCACCACGTCGCGGGTCAGCTCATCGACCAGCCGATTGTTTTCGGTGATCGCTTCATTGCGGCGCAAAGCCAGCTGGTCAAACTCATTGGCGCCCACGCCTGCATAGGCGCTATTAAGATCCTCCACGCTTTCACGCAACTGCCGCTGCAGATCCAGCGCACGCTGGCCAAGGTCACGCCGGCGCTCTTCTAGACGCTCCTGTTCAGCCGCTGCACGCTTGGCCGCGGCCTCAGCCTTTTTGGCTGCCGCTTCAGGATCAGATGCCCGGCCAGGGAGCAATGCTGGGATGGCTCGTTGCGTTGGCCGTGTCAGCCTGTCGGTCTTGCTGAACTCAGGCTGCTGCTGCAGCAATCTGATGAAGTTCTGAGTGTCAAAGCCAAAACCCAAAAAGCCAGGGCCAGCTTGCTGCTGCAGCTGACGCCGGCGCGCTTCACCGATGATGCGATCGAGCGCCTCAGGACCGCCGAACGGCAGTTTGCCTGCCTTGATTGCAGCCCTAGTGTCCGCCTCCTGAGGTCCGTTGATCGCAGTCTTTATGGCAAGGTTGATCGTGTCGAGGATGTTGATCGCATAGTCCAGGATCGCCTTCATCGCAGGCGCAAGGATGTTGCCAAGCGTCTGGGACAGAGCGGTGATGTTGTCCTTCAGCGTGCTGAACTTGCCGTTTAGCGTGTCGCTCTGAGCGATTGCGCCGTCTGCGTACTTGCCGCCGGCATCCGTAAGCCGCTCGATCGCCAGCTCAACAGCCTCGGCGCTAATCCGGCCACCTTCCAATGCCTTGGTGAACTCTTGGCCCTGCAGCTTGTACATCTGCTGCAGTTCTGCAGATAGCGCTACGCCGCGCTCTTGGAACTGAAGCAGCTCCTCACCCTGCAGGCGGCCCTTGGCCACAACTTGCCCGTAAGCGGTCGCCAGCTCCGTCAAGTTGGCGCCAGTTGCACCAGCCACGTCGCCAAGGTTTTTCACCACCTCAACAACGCGCACAGACTCCACGCCAAAAGCGTTCAGGCGCTTTGCTGTTTCGATCAGCTCTGTCGCCTCAAAGGGAGTGGCCGCTCCGTAGGACTGCAGCTCTCTGATGATCTGCGAGGCTTGCTGCGCGCTGCCGGTCAAAACCTGAAGGCTTTTTGCTTGGCTTTGCAGGGTGGCAGTATCACCAAAGATCTTTGTAAAGATCACGCCGCCGCCAACCAGGCCAATCAAGCCGCCGATGCCGCCGCGCAGCCCAGCCATCGCTAGGTTCAGGTTCTTGACCCGCCCCTCGACGCCCTGCATCGAGTTACCGAGCCGGCGAATGTTGTTCTCGCCCTGAACGTCCGCCTTGATGCGGAGCATGGCCTGTAGGTTCATCGCCATGTCAGCTGCTCCTGCTGTTGATGCTCAGTAACGCCGCGGCCTCCATCACCTGCAGATCCTCCAGCAGAGCGCGCGGGTCTTCCACTTCGTACAGTCTAAGGATCCACGCCACAGCCCCATAATCGAGGCCCAGCAGGCCGTTCATCGTGGTGCGCCACTGCGTCTGCAGGCGTAGGAACATCTGAACCGCTGGCCAGTTCTGCTCGAGCACCTCAAAGTCCTCCGGAGGCTGCTCCGGCATCACGATGCCAAGGGCTGCCGCGTCTGCTTGCGTTTCATCCACCACGCCGCCGCTTGCCCAGTGCTCGGCGGCCTCAATCAGTTTTTTCGCTTGGCTCCCTTGATGCTGTCCATGTAAGCCTTCAGCACCGCAACAGCGAGAAAGGGCACCTCCAGCAGCTGCTCGAGTGCTTTCTGGCTGTAGGGAATCTCCTTGCCGTCGTCGCCGGTCACACCGGACCAGCCAACCAGCACCTCAGCAGCGATCTCGTTAAGCCGATCGAGATCGCTCAAGTCTTCAAGCTTCATCATCTCGGCCACCATCGGGCCGATCTTGCTCTGCGGCAGGCGTTTGAACTCACCGTCGAATGTTTGCCGCTCGTGCCGGCCACCATCGACGGGGAGATCGAAGGCAACCGGCCAGATGTAGGTGTCGGACTGTTTGAGAACAAACGCCATGCAGGGCTCCTATCAAGTGAATGCGAGGCTCAGCTCATCATTGCCGCTGCCGGTCGGCACCGCAACGTAGGGGATGCTCAGCATCTGCACGCCATCCTGATCCGCGTAGGTCGGATTGGTGATGTCGCACTGGCCAGCGGTGAAGGTGACACGGTTGCCGGCGGTGGTGCCGTGCAGGAACGTGAGGTTTCCAGTGGTCTCCGTCTGAGCGATGCTGAAGTAGTCCTTAGTGGCCAAAGCAGGGGCCTCAATCACAACGGTGCCGCTCGGGGCGCGGTTGGTGATCAGCACCTCCTTCGTGCAACCCACCAGCTCGCGGTAGATGGTCTCGTTCGCGATGTCGAAGCTGACCGACTGCAAGCAGCCGGCGTAGCTGAAGAACTGGAAGGCGGAGGTGTTGCCTTCCCTGAAGATCAGCGGGCTGGCCTGGTTGCTGTAGGTAGCAGTCGGCTGCGCGGTGTCAGTCGGTGCGTTGTAGATGCCCACCATCGTGAAGTCGATCGTGGGAATCTGGCCCACTTCACCGTTCAGCGTGAAGGTGCCGCGGCAGCCGGTCAGGATGTGACGGATGCCGTCATTGTTGAAGTAGATCGTGGCCGAGCTGAAGCTGCTGCTGACCGGCGCATAGGTCACGCTGGTGCTGGCCACCACCGTCTCGCTCAGGCCGCAAGCCTGCAGCAGGCCACCATAGCGGGGTGCAGTGCCAGCAGTGCCAGAACCAGCTAGCTCAACCTGGAAGGTGACGCTCACGCGGCTGTTGGCAAGCAGCTGCGGGCTGTTGCCCAGGTAGGGGCGGATAAGGTCGCGGCTGACGACATCAGCCTCGATCGGAGTGATCTCCAGGTTGCGCACCAGCAGGGCATCGGAACCGGCAGGAGTGCTGTCGGTGCCGTAGGTGCTTTCCTTCTTAACCTGGATCAGCCTTTTGCGGGTCAGAGCCATCGCTCGCTACCTCTGTTTGGGGTTCTGAGGGATTGGCCGGCTCTGTCCGCTCAATGAGCTTCCTTTTGCCGGTTTTCGGGTCCAGCAGGTAGGTCCCGCCTTGCCCGTGGTATTCGTCCACCATCGTAGCCATCACGCTGTTGCCAGATTAGTCACACTGGTGCGATAGCGGATCAGGTAATCGCAGCTGATCACACCAGCCGGCTGATCTGCTTCCACCATCTCAAAATTCACACTCTGCGGCTGGATGTCGATTGCGTAGCCGCCCAGGGTCAAATCCGCCATCAGCTTGCTGTGCAGGCTTTCGATGATCGGATCAGCTACTTGGTCAGGGATCGCGCCGCGCACGATCACAGCAACCCGCACCGTCAGGCTCCAGTCCAGCGTGGGCAGGCTGGTGTTCTGCTCGGCCGTGTCGTTCACCGGCTCGACCACAATCGCCGGGCTCTCAGCCCGTGCCATCGGTTCAACGCGGCTGCGATAGATCCGCGTGCTCACGCCTGTGGTGCCGGTCAGCGCCGTGCGCACTGCAGCCAGAATCGTCTCGCGCCGGGTCGTCATGTCTTCTGCAGTCCGATTTCGACAAAGGCGCCGTCGTCAATCAGGCGCGTCTCGCGCACGGTGTAGGCCACCGTCGCCACCGTGATGCTGTCGCCGTACTTCAGGCCGCCGAAATCGGTCGCCCGTGCCGTCAGGGTGTAATCGGTGCTCAGCACCATCTCACCCGCCAGCACCTGCGTGGGCATGTCGAGTATGCCCAACGCTGAAACAGCGCCAGCTGTGCAGCTGACGCCAAAATCGTCCAGAAATACGCCGAGGTCTTCAGTCAGCGCCATCGGTCGCCTCTGCCTTGGGCTTGCGCGCAGCCTTGGGCTTTGCTTCTTCAGCAGGCGCCTCCACAGCCCGGCCGATCCGCAGCAGCTCGGCTGCTACATCAGCGGCCAAGTCGTAGACCTTGCCTTCCTCGAGGTGCTCACCTTGGGCGGCACAGGTGCGCTTGATCAGTAGCTTCATGCGAAAAAAAGGGGGCCGGTTGCCCGGCCCCTCCTCCTATCAGGCGGTGGTCACGTCGAGGATCGCGGCGAAGCTCTCCGCATGGCGGACAGCCACGTCGTAGGTGATGATCCCGCGAACCGAGGTCAGAGCCTTGGAGAAGTCGTCGGAATCTTCGCCCACGGTGATCTCGAGGCCGTTGCCCCAGAAGCCAACCATGGCCTGGCTGAAGTCACCCATCAGCACAGCAGAGCAGACGCCGCTGCTGGTGCCCTTGGTCAGGTTGCTGGGAACCTGGTTGGTCACGCCGATGGGGTAGCCGTTGATCTCGGAACCGGCAGGGCCGCGGCCGAGGGTGTTGCCAACAGCGTTCACCAGGAAGGGGCCGTCGCCGGTGGTGGAACCACCTGCGCGCAGCTTCTTCAGGGCGCCCATCACCTTGGCATTGGTGACATAGGCCACGGCATCGCGGTTCACGGCGCCGTTGTCGATCATCACCTCGGTCTCGAGGTCCACCAGCTTTTCCAGGGTGATAGCACCGCCGTTGGTGCCCATCGCCACGGAGCCGATGCCGGAGGTCTGCATGATGCCGGTGGGCTGGCCGCTGGAGCCAGAACCGTTCAGGATGCCGAGATCGACAGCCAAGTTCAGGCCATCGGTCAGGTCACGGCGCACCAGCTCCTCGATACCAGGGGTGCCCTGCAACAGGGTCTGGCGGCTGTACTTGGACAGGGCGGCCAGGTTCTTGGGGCTCATGGTCACCTGGTCGAAGGTGGACTCCGACTGGGTGATCGCGGTGGTCTGGGTGCTCAGGTAGTAGGTCGAGGCAACACCGGAGCGGCGGGGAATCGCCACGTTGCCCACCAGGCCAGGCATGGTGCGCACGCCAAGGCTCAGCATCAGGGAGCCGTTGCGCAGCGCCTCGATGAAGTCATCAGCCAGCAGATCGGTAGCAACCAGGTTGCCGCCGGTGGTGGGGCCGGAGGTCACGTAGGTGGCGCGCTTGCTCAGAGCAGAAAAAGGCACGAAGAAGGAGCGCTCAGCGGTCTTGCTGACGCCGGACTTCTCAACCTCGCGGGACAGCTCGCGCACCAGGCCAGCCTCGCGGCTCGACCAGTCGCCGGTCAGGGCGGCGCGGATGCCAGCGGTGAGGCTGTAGCCGGCGCGCTCCTGGGCAGCCATCTCAACGGGTGCCACGGTCTCAACAGGCTTGGCGCCAATCTTCTCGAGCACAGCGGCACGGGCCTCATCGAGGCTGCGGCCACCCTCGATCAGCTGGCGGCCGAGATCAGCCATGCCGTGCTTTTCGGTCAGAGCAGTGATGCCGGAGATGCGGGTGCGCTCAGCTTTGGCAGCCTCAGCAGCCGCTTCAGCCCGCACCGCCGAGATGTCGGGGGTGTTTTCCATCGGAACCTCAGGTTCTGTTTCGGGGGTTGGTGATGCGGCTGGGGCCGCAGGATCAGTC